CCGCTGCTGCTCCACTTGCCGGGTCTGGGCAAATTGATGGGCCTGAGCCTGTAGGCTCTGGGCTTCGACTTGCTGCAGTTCCTGCTGAATCGTGCCGAGGCGACCTCTGAGAACGTCGCGTTCGGCCGTCATCCGGACGTAGTCGGCCGGCTGCTCCTGCGCCAGGCGAACCCAGTCGATCTGACTGAACCGCTCGGCTTCGGGCATCGCTACTGCCAGAAGCTGGCGCAGGTTTTGGGCGTAGGTCTGGCGCTCGGCGGCCACGGTTTGAATCGTGCTTTCGAGCGCCTTTCTGTGTTCGGCTATCTCTTGGGTCTTCTGGGTAAAGGCCTTGTTTTGCTCGCTCTCCCGCCGGGCGATCACCGCCTGGGCTTCGGGTGGGAGCGAACGAAACACTTCCTTCTCTTCTCGGCTCCAACTGTTCGGCGGCTCTATCCCTTGATGGCCCGAATCCTCGCCCTCTTCTACGGGCTCGGTATCGGGTTCGTAGGCTTCGTCCTCCTCTTCCTCGTCACTGGGGGCCGGATCTTCCGGTCCAGGCAGCGGGTCTTGTGGACCCGGTTGCTCCTCTTCCGCCGGCACGTCGGAAGTAGGCAAAGGCCTCGTTTCCAACTGTCGCGGCGGTTGTCTCTTTGTCGGCTTGTCGTCGAGAAGCCCTTCGATGCCCTGCATCACCTCGGCTTCAGACATGCCCTGGCCCTCGCCCGCCAAAGCGGGGGGCGCACCATCGCTCATGCTCTATCCTCTGGTGGTAGCTGTGTGGGAGTGCCGCCCTAATTGAGCGCACAGACCCGGCGGGGTAGGCGGCCCGCGGTCGGGATTACACCTTCTTGGTCGGCTTCAGTTTTGGCAGGCTTTCAGGCCTCTTGTTCCTGACCACTTCGCCGAGCGCCGTCTTGGCCCATTCGATCGCCTCGGCCGATACCAGGCCCGTCTCGACCTCGCTCACGAGGCGCCGCAGCGCCCGCACCAGCACTTGCCGGTTAGTCAAGCCCTCGACGTTCATCGTCGGTTACTAACCATTGGCTATCGTCCCACCACCCCACAAGCCGCCGACCTTGTGTCCAATGCTCCCGCATCACGCCAATCCTGGCGCACCGCTTGGAGCAATAACGCCGCAGTGCCCACTTGCGATTGGTTGTGCCGGCCGCCGGGCGCGCATATTTTTCATGGCAAACCGCGCAACTCTTCTCGCGCGGGATCTTCTCTGCTGCCATCGCCGTCTCGCTCATTGCCGCTGCGCCAGGCTCGCGTTGGCGATCATCACCCGCAGCTCGCCGCGGATTTGCTGCATCGCCCAGTACATCTGATAGGCCGCCTCGCGCTGTTCGTCCTCGCCCGGGGCGGTGTTCTTCCAACTCTCGACCAGCTTCTTCTCGACCCGGTCCATCGCCTCGTGCAGGACGGGATTGTCGAGCAGCCGCCGGGCTTCCTCGCCCAGTTCCTGCCGATCGGTCGGCACCGTCCCGAATGGCCGCCACAGCCTGCCCCGGGCTTGACCCGGGGGTACATTTGCTTCGGCCAGAAACCGCGTCCAGCGCCCGAGCATCAGGCCGGCTCATCCTCCGCCACGACCGGTGACCACACACCCTTCACCCCGTCGTGAAACTCATCGCACTGCATGCACTGGATGCGCCCGTCCTCGTACAGCCAGAAAGCCTCGCACTTGCACAGGCAAACCCAGATGCGGGGCTGCTTTGGCTCCGGCTTTTTGAACGGGACGACGCTCATGTCCAATCTGCCGCTCAGCCTGATGCCAGATATCGACATCCCGCCGGCTCGCCAAGCTCCTGCCAGATCCGGCGAGCCCGCTCGCGGATGCGCTCCTCGCGGCCGGGAGGCTCGCTCATCCGCGCAGCGCCGGCAAAAAGATGTAAATCCCCAGCAGCAAGACGCAGATCCAGGCGATCCACGGCCTTCCTGCGGCATAGGGTGCGGCGGGCGGCGTCAGGCTCAGGAACCAGAGGAACATCGCCACAACGAAGAGCACCAACAGGATCATGGCCGTATTTACTCCGCTGCCCCATTGGGCCGCTGTGCCGGGGCCGGCTGCGGCCTTTGGTCATAAGCGCCCGCGGCGTATTTCAGCTCGACCTCGCGTTGCTTGACTTCGCCCAGGATCTTTATCTTTGCCATACCGACCGCCAGGTTGTTCTCGGCCTTCTGGCGCTCCAGCTCGGTCTCGTGCTGAGCTTTCAGAAGCCCCATCTGCTTTTCGTGCTCCAGCTTCTGCTGCTGGATCATCGCGTCGGCCTGGGCCTTCTCGATCATCAATTGCTGCTCGGCCTGCGCCTTAACGCCGATCGCCTGCACGTTGGCCTGTGCCTGCATCTCCTCTTGCTTGATCTTGGCCTGCGCCTTCAGCATCTCAGGATCGGGCTGCGGCGGCCCAGGCGGCGGGCTGCCAGGCGGCGGGCCCTGCCGCGGGTCGGCGAAGAAGCTCGACTTGAACCCGGCGTTCTCCTGCAAGGCCTTCAAGGCATCGTAGACATTCTGGGCGTACACCAAGGGGCCGTTCGGGCCACCCTGCTGCTGCACGATGGTGCCCTGCAATTGGATGACCTGCATCAGGTGCGCCAGGATCTGGTCCCGGTTTCCCGTCCCCACGCTCACCGTGACCGGCATCTCTTGCCGCCATTCCCGGGGGTTGGTGTTGAGCCAGCCACCGGTCACCCGGATCATGCGTTCCTGCTGCTGGTTCTTCCGAACCAGCCGCATCACCCCGCGCAGCAATTCCTCGACCCCGTGCGCGAAGATCCGGGCGAACAGTTCGACCCGCTGCGCCGCCGCTTGTTGCAGCATCGCGACCGAGGCTGCCGCCGTGTTGTTGAGCGCGTCCGGCGCCACCATCTGGCCCTGGCTGGAAACCCCGGTGCGGAGCTGCGCCATCTCGTCCAGATACTGCACGAGAGGGAAAGTCTTATCGGCAGTGAACGGGATCATCATCGGCTGGATGCCGCCCAGGCGCCGGGATCTAACTACTCCACCAGGCCTTAATGTAAGCAAATCATCGTAAGTATTTTCATTAACTGAGTCGTCAGCGACTTCAATTCTTGGCCAATTACTTAAAAAAGCATTGTCGATCATCTGCCGGATCAAAGTGCTCTTGATCAACTGCAGATCCATCGTCAGATCGGCCAGGGACTGCCCGACCAGTTTGTGGGAGGCCGGGATCGGGCAGATCGACACAAACGGGATCTCGTCAACGCACTCGACGAGAGGCTTATCGTTCTTCGTCAGAATGACCTTGCCACCACCGGCGGTCATCACCCGGTACAGTTCCGATGTCGGCGCGTCCTCGTCGATGTTGAGGGTGACGTAATTCTCCTCGACCCAGATCTCCCGGCCGCTATCGCCCCTCTTGCGCTCGCTGCCGGACCAGTTGCCACCGCCCAGCCGCTCCATGCGCTCTCGGGTATATTCGGCGCTGTCGTCCATCGGCACCAGGTCGAGACAGTCCTTGTCGTAACCTTGCTGGATCAGATCCGAATAGGTCCAGCTTCGGCGGTGGCTGAGAAACGGGATGTCGCCGCGCTTGGCGCGCTTAGAGAACAGCACCTCCTCGGGCGGCACGTTGACGATTCGGACATAACCGTATTCACGGGTGACCCGTAAGGTGCAGTCGTACAGCTCAACTTCGGGAGGCGGCAGTGGCGGAAGAGCAGATATCCCCGGGAATCCGGGAGGCGGCGCGGAAGGTAATCCGGCAGATAGTCCTGGAGGTGCTCCAGGAGCAAATCCTGCCGGAGGCCCAGGCGGCGGTCCGAGAGGCGATCCTGGAGACATCCCGGGAGGCGGCCCAAGAGGCAGCTCGGGAGGTCCAGGATGTGATCCGGCAGGCGGGGGAAGAGGCGGTGGAGGCTGCATTGGCACGCCTGCTGGCGCAGCTTGCGGCCGATCGAGATTGAACGAGTCGGCTTTCTGGGAATACCGCTCCAGCTTCAGAACTTCGACGTCCTCGTCGTCGCCGAGGAGCGCGTCGTACTGCTCCTGCGTCAGACCGGTATACGTCTCGGTCTCGGTGGTCTTCTGGGTGTCCCAGTAAAACTTCAGCCACCCCAGTTTCTCCAGAAGCGCGTCCTTGAACCAATCGTGCAGGATCAGGAAGCCCTGGTTATCCTTGTGAAAAATGTGGTTCAAGTAATCGGTGGCTTGCCGGGCCTCTTCTTCCATCCCCGGCCGCGGCGGCTCGACGATGCAGATCTTCTCCGATGCGGTGAAGATCCGGATCAATGCCGGCAGCACCCACTCCACCGCCTCCAGGACGGTGCGCATGACGACCTGGCTGCGGTCGTCTACCTCATTGCCGAACGGCTCGCCGCTGTAATATTTCAGCGCCTCCAGGCGGGCATTCGATAACTCCCCGCCATCCTGGCCCAGCGCCTCGTCCAGCTCCTGCCCGATGATCGCCTTAACCCGCTCCTCCTGCAATTCGTCCAGGTCGAGGCCCTGCTCGATGACCTCGCGGTAGCCCCCGCGGAGGCGGGGGTCGGGCATACCTCGGCCGCTTCCCCTGATGTCGTCGGCAAAGGCCGAGCCGCGGATCGTGTAATCGCTCATTTCTTTTTCTTCCGGCTACGCCGCGTCACATCCAGGGCAATCGCCACCGCCTGCTTCTGCGGCTTGCCCGAAGGTCATTGCCGGCTCGACGTGACAATCGATCTTCTCGTTGAGCTTGACCAGTCGCTCCAGTGACGGCGCCACCGCATCGTAGGCGGCCTGGGCGTCCGTGTTAGCGACATAGAGGCCGTAGACATCGTCGGAGGTGTAGACGTGATAGCCGTCGATGAGGCGGTAATTGACGTGAATGGCCGCCTGGTCAGCCATTGACGGCAGCGTCATTGGTTGCGGCATAATCAGTAAGTTCTTCAATCGCCTGCTCCAGATGAAATCGGGCATCCGACAGTCGCGTGAATAATTCCTGATCCACCGCTATCTCCCCGGCGGTCTTCCAGGCCCCCGCCGCGCCTCGCGCTCTTCGGTGTGGTTCGGCTGCTCGGCGCCGTAAAGCTCCTGCTGCATCTCCTTGCCGCGGGCCGCCTCCAGCAGTTCCTTCACCTGGGCCTCAAGCCTCTCGATCCGCTCGATCAAACCCTGCAGCATCGCGGTGTCGCTGGCACTCATGTGATCCCCAATCGTTGATACTTCAGCTTCTGCGGCCGGCCCTGCGGCGTTTCGTAGCCGACCGCCATTAATCCTGCGGCGTCCGCGCCGTGGCTCGACCAGTCATGTTCGGGACCCAAGCCTATGCTTCGCGAGTCATCAGAGGAACGCTCGTGATACCATCCGAGAGCATCCCGTCCGGGTTCAGTGGTCTCTTTATTAAACCAGATACTCGGGAACAACCGGCGCAATGCCTCAATCCGCATCTTGGCAGCGCCGCGACCCTGGTTCGGGATCACCTCTACCTTGAACCCGGCTTGCCGGAAGGCGCTTTCAAAAGAAACGTCGTAAATTCGGTCGTGAGTAGCTCCATCGTGGGGAAGGTATATATCGGCCTTGCCCCAGCCGCCGTCTCGTAGCCATTGAACATGTACCGCCAATGGTTGGGAGATAGCCTCGTAATAGTCCAAAATTCGTACTTCTCGTCCGACGAATTGGCAAATCCACATGGCAAAAGCATCGCTCTTTGCCCCAGTTCCGCCTATATCACAGTACGCCCTTATAGGGAGAAGAGGATCACGCATGACCTTGGAGATACGGCCCTCTTCCTGGGCCTCGTTCAGCTGCCTCGCGAAATAGGCGCCCGCGTGCGCCGTTGCGTAGTCTCCAAGCCAAATATGCGCATATTGCTCGGGCCTTAGCCGCTCGTCTTCGGCCCGGATTTTCTCCAGGACACTCGGAAACCAGGGGTTATCTTTATAGTTAACTTCTACAATTTTTGAGTCCAACGGAGGGTTTATTCTAAAGCGTTGGTTTGTCGCAGATGCGCGCCTCTCCGGGTTCCAGGTGCACCATATTTCTGCGCCCTCCTCTCGAACTGTAGGAATGGCTTTCTGCCAGGCCACCTCCGAAACAGGTTCAGCTTCGTCGACCCAAAGAAGGCGTATTCGCGCTGTAGACTTAACACTCTCGATATTCCTGCGGAGGCCGACAAATGTAAAATCAATCCGTCCATCCTTGGTTCTAATGTACTTCTCGCCAATCTCGTAGTTCTTGGCCAGCCAGGGTTCGCTTTCAATCGCCTGCTTGACCTCCGCCATGCTGCTTTCATCAAGCGAGTTTTGAAATTCGCGACCACAAACAATCACCCCCGATTGCTTCGCCTGCGCGCATCTGAGACCATGCACCGCGGCCATCTTTGCGAAGGATCGGCTCTTGGCCGAGCCCCTGCCGCCGTAGGCGCCCCGGTACAAAGCCTCGCCCGAGAACACCTCAACCAGCTTCTCCGGCAGTTCAATCTGCCCCGATCTCGCCATGCAGCCACTTGCCCCGGTAATCCTCTCTGTTGGCGTCGATATCCAAGGGCCGGCCTAGGTTCCACCGACCCTCCAACCAAATCTTCTGCCGCAATGGCGCGATCTCACGTTGCCGGATCACGATCTGCCCAGCCCTGCCGCCCGATATGCCAAACTCCTGTCCCAGCATGGCAAAGGTTACATTGCCTTCTTGATAGCGCCGCCAGATGCGGTAGTTGCGCCCGGTGGTCGCATCGGCGCCCTGGTTCGCCCGCAGCCGCAGCAACAAGGCTTGCCGCGCCGACCGCCGCTGACTTTTGTACCAAGCCTCTATTTTCTGCCGATGTAAGACGGTAGCGAGCGATGCCGCCAGCTTTTCCTTGGCGTCGGATACCAACAGATGCTCACACGCGGCCGGATGGCGCGCCGCCATCTCGCGATGCCAACGCCCCTCTTCGCGCTGCCTAGCCCGCGTCCCGTAGCCCTGACCATACAATTCTATATAGCCGGCCCATGACTTGGCCGCCTCGGGCGACCACTCCAAGGTCATCCCCAGGGCGAGCTTTTCCGGCAACTCGATCTGCCCGCTCCGCATCACGCCGCCGCCGTCAGCACCGGCTTGATGGCGGTGAGGAGGGCCGTCGTCGGCGGGCTGCCGGTCGGCGGGTCGCCCAGCGTCGGCACCCCGCCCGGACCACCCTCGCTGCACTCATTCCAAGCGTAAACCCACATGATCTTGCTATCGCACGCCGGCTGGTTTGTCCCGATAAAGTCGATGCAGGATTGCAGGTGACCGGCCATCTGGGCATCGGTCCCGCGGGTGTAATACTGCTGGTGCCCAACCCACGGCGTGGAGCTGGAACCAAACTCCGGCAGTTCGATCCGGGGACGCTTGTCCCACGCCATCATCGCGATCGGCACCGTCTTGCTACCGGAACCAACCATCGTGCCCCCCGCCCAAAACCCCGCCGTGCGGGTATAAAGATCGGCAGCCGGTTGCGGCAATGTCGGGTAACTAATGGCGCTGTTCGCGATGTAGCTGGACACCGCGTCGCCGGTCACCCACGGCTTTGCCGTAACCGAGTTTGTCGCCCCCGACAGATCGCCCGTCGAAATAATGTACGGATCGCCCGCGCCAGAGGCGATTGACTGGCTGCGAAGATAATTGAACGCGGTTATCGTGTTGGCGGTCGAGTTGGCAAAATGCGACACCAGACTGTCCGGTTGCCACGGCACAAAAAGCACCGGGCGCCCGCCTACTTTGAGGTAATTGCTCCGCTTAAAATAATCGTTCGCCCAAATGTCGCAGTTGGTGTGCCAGCCCGCCGTATTGCTCCAGGGGTTATAGCCGAACTTGTTGAGGCCGACATAAACGCACCACTTCGTCTGGTCTTTGTACGCACTCGACTGGTGCAGCTCCCAGCCCTTGTGATAAGCCGGGGCCAGGCCGGTGCCGGTCGCGTCGCCGCCATACCACACATAACAGAATGCCTTGACCCCAGCCGCAGCCGCCGCTTGCAGCTCGATGTCCACCGCCGCTTGGCCGCCATTGCAGGTGATCCGCTCGGTGCCCAACACGTCGCAAAACCACGGCGCGCGAAACTGCCATCGAGCCGGGCTGAGCTGCTGATGGTTCTGCCTGGTCGATGTGTCCGTATTGTCATACCAAGCGTCCCATTTGATAAAGACCGGCGTTACTCCAGTCGTCTGGCTCAACGCCAGGCGCGGCCGGACCAACGACGCCGCCGCACCCGCCACCAGGAGATGTCGGCGGCTAATCATGTTACCGTCCACTGCGTCTTATCCGCCGTTGCGTAGACAAACCACTGCCCGGTTTTGTGCATCTCGATACAGACGCTGGCGTAGGGCTGGTTGGCCGACAGTTGCCCGCCCGCACCGCTGTTGGTTGCGCCAAAGGCGATCTTGTCCGTGCCATTGGCCTTGATGACGACCGAGAACGCCGCATCAACGCTAAAGCAAAAGTTCGTGCCGGTGATACCCGGCCCGGTTACCGCCGGCGGCAAATTGAATGTTGTCGTGCCCGTCGCGTTGGTGTTGTGAAAATGCTTGCCGCTATCGTCAGCTACAACCGAATAAGAGCCGGCGGCAATATGCGTCCAAAAGCGGTGCCCCTCGATGTTAACGCCGTAGCCAGGCGAGCGGATCTTCGAAGGGGTCGTCCCACCCGGTATGAAAAACGACAGCAACGCCCCCGATCCACCATTCTCGCCAATACTAACCAACCCGGCGCCCTTGGCCCGCAACTCCAGGCCGGCATCGACGTGTGTGCCGGCGGCAAAAAGGCGCGCCATGTCGTCATCCGACGAAACCAGATTGGGCCATGCATTGGATGACGCGGTGCCGACGGTGCTCAACTCCGCCATAAACCCGGCGCCGTTGGCAAAACGGTGCTCGCCAAGCCGGCCAAAGGCAACATAGTTACAGTCAACGCGGTTGTTGCTGAACGGCGCCGTGCAAACCCGTGTCGCGCCCTGCCCGACACCAACACCCCCCGGCGCACTCAACCCAGCCTGCTCAAGCACATGCTCGTTGCCAAAGGGAGCCGAGGCAATCTCATATTGAACCTTCGGCGTCGGCTCGCCGTAACTGTAAAACCGCGTCACCGCGTCGGCGTTCGGCGATGTGCCGCCCTCCGACTTGACCGTGCCCAGCTCCAAATTCTGCCGCGCCTCCGGCAGCTTCGCATTCTTGGCGTCCTGATACATGTCCCCCTGCGCAGGCAGGGGCAACACGGTTGTCGCCGACAGCGACAGCACTGCGGCGATCGGGAGCAGCCGGCGCATCAATGCGCCTCCCAGCTCGTGCCGTTGCAGTACGCCAGCACCGCTATCGCGCCGCCGCCGGTTAGCACGCCCCGGTAAGTCGGCACCCCGCTCTGGTCCGATACCGACATCACCGCATGCTTCGCCTCCGCGTTGCACGCCGGCAACGTCGCCACCGTCACGACGCCCGGCCGTACCCGGCCGCCTAACTCCAAGTTCGGCTGGATATAAAACTTTCCTGTCCCTTCCGGCTGCAACAACTGAAGATCGAAATTGCCAGACGGCCCAGCACCTCCGAACTTCAATACAATCCGCTCCCCGAACGTCGTATCAAACTGGAAAATCTCAGAGTTCGGACAGAAATAACCAAGCGTGCCGATGGATTTGGCCAGTGCCGCATTGTGGCAAATATTGGTGTAGCCGGTGCCTGGCTGAGCCCAGAACGCCGGCTCGTTTGCCGCACCGCCCGAAAACCCCGACCCGACCGCATACCCTAAGCTGCTCGCCCAATGCAAATGAGCCCCTGGCTCAACCGTCGGAACCGGACTAGCGTTGCCTTGATCCAACTGGAGTATCTTGTTGCCGACAGTACACCACGCCGCCGTCGGCGGCTGCTCCGTGGTACAGCCCGGATGCGTTGTCTGTCCGCGCGCGATGATCGAAGCATTCGCCGCAGCAAACTGCTCGAACACAATATCGCCGCTGCCAAACATCGACTTGAACGACACCGACACCCCCGTCGCCGTCGCCGTCGCCGCCTTCGACAAAGTTACCGTGGTCCCCGCTATCGCTGCGATAGTCGTGCCGTTGGCAATGCCAACCCCGGTCACGCTCTGCCCGACCCCAAGGTTCGTCGTGCTGGCAAGCCCGGTCAGGCTTGTTGTGCTGTTGGTGTTGCCCGTCGTCGTCAGGACATTATGTGTCGCAATGTCTAGATCGATAGCGGTGCCGCCGTTGTTGAATACCCGGCCAATACCGAACCGCACGTTGTCGGCACCCCAGGAATAAATCGATGTGGTGCCGGCGCCGCTGTTGAAGACGCTGAAATCCTCGATACGAAAGTAACTCGCGTTGCCGGCGTTGCCGGTCGGCGTCATGTAGCTGCCAAGATAAATCCCCCGGCTGGTGGCGCTGGCGTACTGGTTATATATTTCGATGCCGCGCGCCACTCCATCCTGGATGTTTATGTTGCTGCCAAACGTCGTGCCGTTAACCGCCGGCACCACATCAAAAGACAATACATTGCCGCCGTTAAACGGCCCGACGAACTTCAGGTTCTCCATCGTCCAGCCAAACAGGCTCGCCAAGTACAAGCCATCTGCCGCGCCGTTGCCTTGAAACTCACAGCCCTTAACACTGGTGCCGCGCAACTGCACCTTCGAGATGTCGCCATAGTGCGGCGACACGCTCATCATCCGGCCGCCCGGCG